CTTTAGTAGATGAACAATCTTACAATATAGATAGTGCAAGTTGGAACCAACAAATAGATGCATTAGAACAATTCTCTGCATCAGCTGCTGGATTAACAACAGGTAGTTTATTGGTGACAGCATCAGCTGCATCCAATGTAATTACTTTTACTAAAGGTGATGGTTCAACATTTAATGTGACAGTTGCAGATACTACGGATTTATCACAATTAAATCAAGCAACTGCATCATTACAACAATATACTGCATCTGCAAATATTAAGTTTACTAATTTAGAGACAACTACTGCAAGTTTATTATCTTCAGTATCTCAATTGAATGCATCATCTGCATCTCAACAAGTTAGTATTAATAACTTAAACTCAACAACTGCTAGTTTATTAGTTGAAACACAAAATTTAGAGTTGTTCTCTGCATCTGCATTAGTTTCAATATCTAATTTGAATGCAAGTTCTGCATCTCAACAAACACAAATAAACCAATTGATTGCAGGAACTGGTAGTTATGCAACAACTGGCTCAAACACATTTACAGGTCCTAATACATTCACATCTATTAGTGCATCATCATTTGTATCTGCATCTACATTTGTAGGTGATGGTTCAAAGTTGACAGGTATTACAGCAAGTATTGCTTTACCTATATTAGATGAAGGTATTCCACAAGGTAATGCATTCTCTATGAACTTTACAGGTAGTGGTATATCTGCAGTAGTTGTAGGTGGAACTGCCGTTGTTTCGGTGAATACACCAGATAGTGGAACAGTAAATAATTTAACTGCTTCATTTAACGCATACACTGCATCAACTAATTTAGATTTAGCTGCATTGCATCAAGCAACTGCATCTTTACAAGCATTCACTGCATCGTTTAGCACATCATCATTAGTATCAACTTCTTCATTCAATTCATATACACAATCGAATGACCAAAGAGTTAGTTCTTTAGAAGCAAATACTGCAAGTGTTAATATTTCAATTGCAGCATTGAATACATCTTCTGCATCTCAGCAAGTTTCTATTGATGCTTTGAATGTATTTACTGCATCACAATCGACTGCAAGTATAGTTAATTCAATAAACGAATTAAATACATTTAGTGCATCTGCATTAATATCAATTAGTAATTTAAATACAAATAGTGCAAGTGTTAATACATCAATCACTAATTTAAATTCTGCTACATCATCTTTATTTACTTCTGCTAGTTTAGGTTTAACAACTGCATCATTTAGTGGAAACACTTTAACATTCACAAAAGGTGATAGTTCTACATTCGGTGTAGTAATTCCTGATGTTAGTGGTAGTGCAGGAACAACAGTAATTGAAGTAGTTTATACAGGTGAGAGTATAACTAAAGGTGACCCATTATATATTTCGGGCTCACAAGGTGCAAACCCAATAGTATTCAAAGCAGATGCAAGTAATCCGGCTAAGATGCCTGTGACATTTATATCAAATGAAACTATTGCAGCAGCAAATACTACAAATGCAATCGTATTAGGTTTAATAGAAGGAATAGATTTGACAGGATATACAGCAGGTCAAACAATATATGTAGCAGAAGGTGGTGGATATTCAACCAACTTACCATCAGGTAGCAATTCAATTACTCAATTATTAGGTGTAATAACCAAAGCTGGTAGTGGTGGAAAAGGATTGGTATTAAATCCAGGTCCTGCACAATTACCAGGTTTAGATACAGGTTTAATGTGGGTAGGTGGAACAACTAATCAACCCGTAGAAATAACTACTGCATCGTTTGCAAGTAGTGCATCATTCAATTCATATACATCATCTAACGATGCTAAAGTAAATTCATTGATTGCAGCAACTGGAAGTTATGCAACAACTGGAAGTAATGAATTCAATGGTAATCAAACAATTACTGGTAGTGTTTATATTAGTTCATCAGCGACAGTAGATTTAAGAGTAGAAGGACAAATATTCGTTTCTTCTTCTGCAACCGGTGGAACAACTGCACCTAAATTGACAATATCAGGCTCGGCCGGAACTACTACAATCAATAGAAATAGTATTACAACAAGAAATCTTACTCAATCAGCTACATTACGCCCTGAGGCAATAATAAATAGTGTTATAGCAACAAACGATGAAATTGGTTTTGCTGTTGATGCAGTTGTAAGTGCAATTGCAGGATGGACAACAGGCCCTGCAATGTATGTCAACAACCCAACTGATACATTCCCAGCGGTATTCGGTTTCCAAAATAAAGCAAACTATACGGATGGTAGAGTAGCAGTATTAACACCATTGAGTGCAAGTGCAGGATTTACTGCATCTTTACAAAATGGATATGCATGGGTTGGTAATTCATTAGGACAAAATACACAAGTTGCAACTTCATCATTTGGTGGAGCATTACCTGCTGATTTAATTTCATCTTCTGCACAAATAACTGCATTAGGATTTGTAAGTTCTTCTATAACTGCAAGTTCAATTGTGACTGCATCGGTAAATCTTAATACAATTACATTTACTAAAGGTGATAGTTCTACATTTGCATTAACAGTTGATACTGGTAGTGGAGGAGGTGGAGGTGCTGCATTCCCATTCACAGGAGATGCAGTTATCACAGGTAGTTTATTAGTATCAGGTAGCACAATTCCTGATGTTAGAGTAATTGGAAATATTGATTTGACAGGTAGTATGAGAGTTCAACCTATTACATTATCAGTTGCAGCAAATACTGCATCAATTGATATGAATAGAAGTAATTACTTTATATTAAACTTACCAACTTCATCAACTACACATGTTGCATTTACAAATATTATTCCAGGTGAAAGTATTAACTTATTAGTATCACAATCTGCAACGGTAGCAACAGGTAGTATTGCATTTGCACCAAACATCTACTTCCCTGGTGGAAATGATTATGTAGCAACTGCAACTGGTAGTGCAAGAGATATCGTATCATTCATTACATTCAATACTGCAGAAGTTTACGCAACGAATGTTAAAAACTTAAAATAATATGTTTACACCAGTATTTCAAGGAAACATAGTGACTGATGGATTAGATACATTTTTTGATTTCTCTGACCCACAATGTTATCTACCTTCTTATGGAACTATCGCTTATGATTTAAGTGGTAATGGGCATAATGCTACATTAGTAGGTGGTGCAACATATAGAACTACATTTGGTGGATGTATAGAATTAGATGGTGTAAATGATAACATTACTTATGTAAGTGGTGTATCACAATCATTTAGTTGTATGACTGTTGTGACATCAGGAACAGATGCATCTCCATCTTTAGCATGGCTAAACGATGATGGTTCTTTTCCAGGAACAAGACCTGGTAGTAATGGAGATATTGGATATTATACTCAAGCTGCATTAGGTGCCGCACCATCTTCATTAATTCCAGGATTGACAAATACACTTAATAATCCTACTTTGGCACAAGCACCTTCTGGATGGACTGGATGGAATACTTGGTTAAATGGATATTGGTTTAGAACTAATGGAACTAACTCACATGCAACATTTTTAAACAATACTGCAAAAACTACTTCAACTACATCACAAAGTAGAAGTGTAAATGGAACGGTTCCAGGAACTACAATTAACATTGGTAGAGACCCGGTGTTGACAAGGTTTCCAACAGGTAGAGTATTGGCATATGTAATGTATAATAGAATTTTATCTGATGATGAAATATTTCAAACATGGAATTATTTTGGAAATAAAATATTAACTAAATAATGGAAAGAAAATATACAATTATACCAGCAGAAGAATTTGATACAATTGATTGGAATATAGTTCAACAATGGCCTGAAGATGCAAGATGGAATATAGCCAAAACAGAATTTATAATTTCAACAACAGGTGATATTGATTATTTACCTAATAAGAATTGGGTAGATGTTGCTACTATGAGAGAAATAGTGCAAGACATAAGTTGGAGAGGTGAAGATTTACCAAAAGAATAATAAAAATAACTATAAAAATAAAAAACATTGTTTTTAATATATAAATCAAATTGATATGAACGCAAAAAAAGTATTGAATAAGATTGTAGAGTTTTTATCAGCTGAAGAAGTTGAATTAACATATGCTAGATTAGCAGACGGAACAATCGTAGAAAGCCCTACCTTCGATGTAGGCGAAGACCTTTTCGTAGTTTCAGAAGATGGAACTAAATCTCCAGCTCCAAACGGAATGCATGACTTGATGTTGAAAGATACAGAAGGTAATGAAAACTTAATCAAAGTGAAAACTGAAGATGGTAAAATCGTTGAAAGAGAGAATGTAGAATTAGCTGATGAAAAGGTAAAAGAAATTCCTCAAGCAGGAACTTATGTAAAAGAAGATGAAGTTGCTGATGTGCCTGGTCAAATTGAAAAAGGAACATTGAAAGCTGCTGAACAAACTGATGAAACAGAAACTTTACCAGAAGATGCTGAAGCTGAATTAAAGCCTGAAGATGAGAAGCCAGAAGTTGAAATTGAATTAGGTAAGAAAATGGAAGAAATGGCTTACAGAATTGAAGAGATGGAAAAGAAAATGGCTAAGATGGAAGCAATGATGCCTCCTGTAAATTCAGAAGTGACTGAAGAAGAAGCTGGTATTGAAATGAGTGAAGAAGAAGAGTTGCCAAAATTAGATGGTGCTCCAATTGAAGAACAAAAGTTTGCAACAGCAGAAACAAATAGAAAAAATTATGGTAAGAAAACAAAAGATGCACAATCTTCTTTCTTATCTAAACTTTATAAATAAATTATTTAAAAAAATTAAAAAGGTATTAAAATGAAAGCAAAACAAAACTTTGCACTTCCTACAATTACTTCTACCTACGCAGGTGAAGCAGCATCAGGATACATCGCAGCAGCGTTGTTAAGTGCAAACACATTGGATAAGAAGCTTGTGACTATCATGCCAAACGTGAAGTTCAAGTCTGTAATCCAAAAATTAGATGTGAGCGGTATTGTTCAAGACGCATCATGTGACTTCGTGACTTCAGGTTCGGTTGCATTGTCTGAGCAAGTATTAACTCCAAAAGAATTACAAGTTAACTTACTATTATGTAAGCAAGAGTTCGTAGATAGCTGGGAAGCTTTACAATTAGGTTTCTCTGCATTCGATGAAATTCCAAAGAACTTCAACGATTTCTTAATTTCTTATGTAGGTGGTAAAGTAGCAGAAGCAACTGAAACATCTATCTGGCAAGGTTCAACTGCAACTAACGGTCAATTCGGTGGTTTCCAAACAGCATTCTCTGCATCTATTGCAGCAGGTGGTGCAGGTGCAGTATTAGCAGCTAAGAGTGGTTCAATCGTAATCTCTGGTAGTGTGACTTCAGCAAACGTGTTAGACAAATTAAATTCAGTTGTAAACACTATTCCTGACACAGTATATGGTAAGCCTGATGTATTGTTGTATGTATCTACGAATGTAGCAAAAGCATACCAACAAGCTTTAGCAGGTGGTGCTATCGGTGCAAACGGATGGAACAACCAAATGAACGTGGGTGAAAAACCATTCAACTTCAATGGTATTGAGATTGTATGGTGTCCAGGTATGAGTTCTGACAAAATCGTTGCAGCACAAAAATCAAACTTATTCTTCGGAACAGGTTTAATGTCTGATTACAACGAAGTTAAAGTTATCGATATGGCTAACATCGATGGTTCTCAAAATTACAGAATTGTAATGAGATACACAGGTGGAACTCAATTCGGTATCGGTCAAGACATCGTTTACTACGGAGCTTACTAAAAATAAATCAAAGGGTGGGTTTCAACACCCACCTTTTTTATAAAACTATTAAAATTAAAGTATCATGCCGTGTTCATTAACATTAGGAAGAAATGAGGTTTGTAAAGAAAGTATAGGTGGTTTACAAGGTGTTTATTTCATCAACTTTACCACAGGGTCTTTCACAGAAACCGCAGCTCAAACAGCAACTCCATCAGGATTGTTGACTGGCGTTCCTTCAGGTTCGATTTTATATTATTACGAATTGAAGGGAACAAGTGCATATACCGAGACTGTTAATACTTCAAGAGAGAATGGAACTACATTCTTCTCACAAGAGTTAACTCTTAACTTAAAGAAGTTAACAAACGAAATGACTACCCAATTAAAGCTTATGGCTTATGGTAGACCTCAAATAATCGTTTGGACAAATAATGGTGAAGCATTTTTAGTTGGTAAGAAAGAAGGTGCTGACATGACAGCAGGAACAATTCAAACTGGTGGAGCATTAGGAGACCTTTACGGATACTCTTTAACTTTCACAGGACAAGAACAATTCCCAGCTCAGTATCTTTCAGGCTCTTCTACTTCAAACGCTTTAGCAGGATTAACTACAAACTACACAGTAGTTTACGGAGCATCTGCATAATTCAGTATTACACTTGATAAAATATTAACCCTACTCTTAACGGAGTGGGGTTTTTTATTTAACTATTATTAGTAAAATAGTTGTTTATTATATATAAAACCAAGGTAATGCTAGCATATTACATATCTCAATCCAACTCATACACAATTAGGACAGAGTTAACTGGCAGTAATCAATTTACTATGTCGTTGACTGATATGATGGGATTAAACACATTTACTGCATCTATGAGTGAGGTATCTTACTCTGCATACGAAAGTATGTTATCATTCACTGCAAGTATTGCTACTGCAAGTGTAGGTGATGAATATCGTGCAGTTCTATACAATCAATCAGGTAGTGCATCAATTGATATTTGGCATGGTAGCTGGCAAGTATACGCATCTCAAAGTGTTGATAAAGCAGTATACGAAAATCAAAATACACAATATGTTTCACATGAAAGTGAAAACAAATATATTATAATGAACTAATATGAAAGGTAAACAACAATTTTCAATCGTTAATGTAAATAATAATTCTCTTCCAATCATAACGGAAGATACTAAAACTCGTTATTCGTGGGTGCCTTTTGGTGTTTATGGACATGACGACTTTTTTAGTGCAGTGACAACTGCATATAATGTATCAACAACTAACAATGCTTGTATAGAAGGTATTGCTGATTTAGTATATGGTAAAGGATTATATTCAAAGGATTTAGTAAAGAACGATGTATTACAAAAATTAATTCCACAGGAAGAAACTAAAAAGGTAGCATTTGATTTAAAATTATTTGGTAATGCCGCATATCAAGTTTATTGGAATGATGAACATACTAAAATAATTAAGATGTATCATATTCCTGTTCAATATTTGAGAGCAGAAAAGATATATTCTAATCCAAGAATAGAAAACTATTATTATTGTGTTGATTGGGATGACCAGAGAAAGGTAAAAGATAAAAAGAAAATACCTGCTTTTGGAACATCTAAAGATAAAATGGAAAT